ATGCTTCCTGTTATGGCTAAAGAAACGGGGTTACAATTAATACCAACATACTCATACTCTAGAATATATAAAAAGGGCGATGAATTAAAAAGACACAAAGATAGACCTTCCTGTGAGATATCTACTACATTAAATCTTGGTGGAGATCCTTGGCCTATATTTATCGACGGTACGGGGGCTGACAGCGTCATAGACGAGCATAAGAACATACATAAGCCTGATGCACCCAAAGGCACTAAAGTCTTGCTTGATGTAGGAGATATGCTAGTATATAGTGGTTGCGAACTCGAACATTGGCGAGAGCCTTTTGACGGAAACATTTGCGGCCAAGTATTTCTGCATTATAATCATGTGAATGGCCCATTTGCTGATAAAAACAAATTTGATGGAAGACCTATGTTAGGTCTACCAGCGTTTGTAAAATAGTATTATAATGGAGTCATATGCTACAAAAAATAGGTTTTGCACCTGGAATTAATAAACAAATTACAGCTACTGGAGCAGAATCACAGTGGATAGACTGTGATAATGTTAGGTTTAGATATGGAACTCCAGAAAAAATAGGTGGTTGGAAACAACTTGGTGATGATAAACTAACTGGTGCAGGTAGAGGTCTTCATCATTTTGTAAATAGTAAATCTAGAAAGTATGCAATCATTGGTACAAACAGAATTTTATATGCATTTTCTGGTGGAGTATATTATGACATACACCCTATCAAATCTACAACAACACTTACAAGCGCATTTACTACGACCAACGGATCTTCAACTGTTACAATAACTTTTAGTGGTGATCATGGTATAGGAGAACAAGATATAATTTTATTAGATAATTTTTCATCAATAACTAATTCTAATTTTGCAGCATCTGATTTTGATGATAAAAAATTTATGGTAACAACTGTACCAACAAGCACAACTATTACTATCACAATGCCATCAAACGAATCAGGATCTGGTGCAACAACGTCAGGTGGTATTAGAGTTCAACATTATTATCCTGTAGGACCAGCTGTACAAGCAAAAGGTTTTGGTTGGTCTCTTGGATCTTGGGGTGGAGAAACAGCGGGTGAGCCAGCTACAACATTAACAAATGGTATTAATGATACTGTTACCACAGGAATTATATTAGGTGACGTATCACAATTTCCAGATAGTGGTACAAACTTTATAAAAATAGATAATGAAGAAATATCTTATACGGGTATATCTGGCAACGAACTTACGGGTGTAACTAGAGAAGTAAGAGGTACAACAAAAGCTGCACACAGTGGTGGAGCAACTGTAACTAGCACAACTAACTTTGTTGCATGGGGTGAAGCAGCATCAGGAGATTTAGTATTAGAACCTGGTATGTGGTCACTAGATAATTTTGGTGACAAAGCTATTTGTTTAATTCATGATAGTGCAGTATTTGAATGGAACTCTGCGGCAGCAGGTGCGGAAAATACTAGAGCAAGTAT